CCCTGGTGTTGATTTCGAGACCTGAAGCCTGGTTAACCATGCTTCTAACTTTGTTAACAACAATAGGAGATTGGTTACGCGATTGAAGAATTTGCAGGACTTCCGGATGATATTGTCCAATACCATCATAGAAATCAAAACTAGAAATGGCCAACTCTCGCCATTTTTGATACAATAGATTTCCACTCATTTCGTAGAAATCTTTTTTCCCCATTTCTAAGGCTTTTTGCCTAGATTCTGATAGTCTCATTTATACCCTCATCCAACTTCCAGCAGATGAATTTTGAATGGGTATCCGAAACTTATTAAGAGTAGAGGATTTAACTCTAGCAATTGGTAAACCTGTGACAACACCGTATCTCATAGCATCCATTAAGTGATCATTTCCTTTTTTTACCTTACCATTATCATCGCGCGCATACATCCTATATTCTGTTAAAGTCTTGGTTAAAGTACTAAATATTTTGAGTTTTCCGGTTTCCATGCGTTGTAAGACCGTATAAATCCCTTTATTGACTGATCTCTTATCAGCAGGAACCCAATTTCTAATGCCAGCTTGTTGATAAAGCTCTACGACATTTCCCCCATCATCTTGGGTAGCACTTTCACCCGCATGGTCATAAGCACCAGGCATCCAATCAGCACCTTGTTTAATTAAGTGGTAAGCATGATGCTGAGGTGTTAAATGACCAGCTAGATACTCTGCATATGCATAGGCAACATCATTATCTTGATCAAGAGCCAGAAAGATAGTCGCTGTGTTATGCCATCCAAAGTCCATACCAAAGCATCTTGGCCAATGATCAGGGATTTGGAATGGAGGCACTACAATCTGCGATTCAGGAATAGGATAAATAAGACCGCTTCCAAGGGAAGGCACACCCTTTGTGCGAGCTTCACGCTCATGCGGAGAATAAGATTTTAATAGACGCTCTTTTTCTTCTTGAGGAATATGCGGTGCATCATCATGCGTTGCTGATACATAAACAATGGAATTATGAACTTCGCCAGATGCTACATTCTTAACTTCTTCATCGCCTTCTTCTCTTTGCATAAAATGCAATAAAAACAATGTCATGCCTTTTAATGGAGTAAGTGAAGGCAAAATCATGCCATGATCACCCTCAGCTGTTATTGCTGTACGCGTTAAAGCTTCACTGTAGATGTCATATGGCATTTCCTCGTCAGGATGGACAATATCAACCTTTTCAGCTTGCCAAGCCTCACGGCCTTGTTCAAAGGATTTAAATCTGAGCTTTGAGATGCCGCCAGATATATGTCGAATGAGATATAGATTTTCAAGTGGCTTATGATCAAGGATTAAGCTTGGATGTATCCAGCCTATCTTATTCACATCACCTACATAATAAGCCTTAAGGTTTTGATTTGTCTCTTTATTGCTGACGCCAGCCACCCAAACATTAAGAGGTCGCTCATAACGATATCCATTCCACCAGTCAGGATAGATACCCGTTAGATGGGCGCAGACCTCCATACTAACAGACAATGTCTTGCCAAACCTGTTGGCAGCAATTAAAGCACGTTCCCTGGCATGTAATCCAGTTGCAAAGTAGTCTAATTGTTTCTGATTTGGTTTAAACGGCTTACCGTCATACATCCTAAAATGTATATGGTCTTGCGTTTTCTGATATTCTTTAGCTTCAGCTAGGGAATTTAATATTTCTTCAGGGGAGAATTTTTGTAGCATATCAATCATAATTGATTGATATTATGAAATTATATTACGCGCAAGGGGAAAGTTTAGAATACCCACTTGGTGCGCTTCTTCGAGAGGCGTAGTGGGCTTAAAATATATCAATCTTCGAATAGAACATTTTTTAATCTTTCAATGAACTGTAATTCATTTTTGTTAGAATCAATCATAGCGCGGGCATACTCCCAATCCATCCCAGAAGCATTTTCATAGAAATGGGTTAAATCTAAAAGATATTTTTTTCTTCTAGCAATTAATTCACAAGCATTCCTACCTCTTTTTATTGGAGGCTCTTCTTTAGTTTCAAATTCTTTAGAATCATATAATTTGTTTGCATAAACTTGCCGGTTTGCAAGCGCAAGCGTTAAATTCAAATGATCAACATCATCAGTACTAATACCTCTCCACAAAACGTCTTCCGACATTTTTTTATTTACAATATCCACTAATGATAATTTTGTAGTTAGAATATTCAATAATGATTCAATTTTTTTATCATTCTTGTGAATTAAATCAATAAGTTCGTTATAATTTTTAAGCATTAGTTATTCCTGAACCTTAATATGAAATTAGCGTACATGGTGGGAATCGATACCCACGACCCTGGAGAAATTTTTTTAAAACGAGTGTCTCTTTTCATCGTTTCCCGCTCTACAACTGAGCTACATGTACATAAAAACGTAAACACATCACACAACCGGATATTTGCTGCTAATCTTCTTATACACGCGCAATGTGTTTACAATTACACTTTAAATTAAAACTATACACGCTGTCAATATATTTAATGAACTTTTTTTGTCTCAAGACCTTTTTGCATAAACTCAGATAGTTTCTTAGCATTAGCCATATGAATCTTAAGCTCATCAGCACGAACCTGGACGATATCTTGGATATAGTTAATCAGTTCAAAGCTTTGATTAAGCGTCATATCTGATAGTAAGTCTTCAGTTAATTCAAATGGCTTTTGCCTATACTCGTTTAAATCAGTCATTCTATTTATCCTTCTTTTCTACATAATGTAATGTTACGGCCTTACGTAAAGCCCTAAATCCTTTTTCAATATCAGCTTTCCCTTTTGGTGTCCACATTTCTAAATCACATCTTATTAACACTTCTGATTCAAGCAGATAAAAATCATCTAGCATTTCCTGGTGTTCTTTATCTAATTTTACAGAACTCATCTTAATTCCCTTCTGTTAAATCAATGCCATAGTCCTCAATTTTCTTATAAAACATGTCTCTTATCTTATCAACCGCATCACTTGTCGTAATGGATTGTGGAAACCCATACTTATAAAAGTTCCTAAGTTGGCCTTCTAATTCCCGCAAAGCAGAAAGATAGTCATTAGCCTTTAAATAAATTCTCAATTCACTTTCGGAAGAAGCATTAATTGTACAACTGAATTTTGATGCTGAGCGTTTAAAAGCTTCTTCTAAATTATTGTTATTTTCCCGCAAAAGATTAATATGATCATCCATATATTTTGCATTTAAATCCATTACTCACTCCTTAATCTTATAACCAACGACAACAGGCTTAATAATTTCTTCTACCTCAATAACTTCAAACTCGTAATCTGTGGGCTTTGTGAATGATTTAAAGTCTTCTTTTGCTTCCATCACTGAATCATAAATATAAAAGCAGATAGAAAAATCTCTCTCCAAGAGAAGGTCTTGAATATCTTCATCTTTCAAAGCAATAGTGTGACCTCTGTAAGTTTTACCCATTATAAATCTAATCCCAACATCATCAACAAATGAAATTGCATATAGTTTTTTATTTTCCATTATGTCCTTAACTTTCTCTTTTTCCTCACGCGACATCAACTCACCTGTAGCTTCATAATACAAAATATCGCTGAGGTCAACGGTCCGGGCATACTTTCTATATGGCACTTTACCTTCATACTCACTCATGAGTTCCCTCTGCCATTGATTCAAGCTCGTAATAAGCATCAAAAACACGCTTTTCACACGCAATCGCTCCTCGAAAGGGGCAATGAACAATCACGTTTCCACGGAGAACATTATAGATTGCCCATGATCCATCACTCCCGTTGCTATGCATTTCAATATAATAATCTGAATGACTATGCCCAATATGGCGTTTAACATTCCCTTCCTTGTCGAGATCAATAAACCACTCCGGCTCTTCATCATATCCAAGTCTAAAGGCTTTAACGGCTATGGCCTTCTTAACGTATTTCATCCATTAACTCCTGTAACTTCTGGTCTATCATAATACTTTTATCTCTACATTCCTTAGAGCACAAAACGTCAGTCATATATTTATTGCTATAATTAACCAAATACTTCCTAGTCCGAGCAGCAAATGATACCCCACAAAAAGAACAATTCTTACGGAATGTTTTATATTTATATCCTATGCAACGAGCGGTCACGTTTCAATCCACATTTCAAGTGAATGACCTTCACGAAGTATATCTACAATTTTTTCCAACTTGTCCTTATCCTCCCCACAATATCCAGCAAGAACGCCCTCAAACCAACATAAATATTCTGAATCAATTGTAATAAACTCCCCACCACAAGAACCATCATGGTCATAAAATTTTCTTGCGATAATACCTTTAATGGGCTGTCCAAATGTTAAAGTTTTTTTACGTGAAAATATATTTTTTGATACAAATAATGTACTGCTCATTTCTTTCTTCCTGTTATTTCTCTCAATAATTAAATTGGCTATTTCAATTGTCCTATCGTTAAAAGCTTTTGCTGCACTCATGCCATTCTCCTATGAAATTCCATCTGGACATAAACGTCCAAGAGCAGGAACCTTAATACCTAAATCGTTTAACTCATTAGCCAGAACATAACGTCTTTTGTTTATTTCAACTATCTGTAAGGATAAATCCTTATATTCGCTTACTAATTCCTGCAACATCATATGCTTTTCTTCCCCTTCAACTTAATTTTCTTCAATTTTGCCAAAAGACTTGGGTCAACCTTTCTCCCCCCACTCCCAAAGGATTTTATTAATCTTATCAACAATACCTTTCATAACATGCTTATCAAGATTGCAATTGCAATTTATCAAAGACCGATTAGCAAGTGTCTGTAAAAGAGCGAGTTCTAGAATATGAGGATATGAATTATACATGTCTAAATGAATAACTTCGCCCTTCCTGTTCAAATATGTGATTGGCGCTGTAGGCTTATTCTGATGCATTAATTTTCTCCAGTGACTCTCTGTAAATTTCATTGGTTAGGCATCTAAAGCCAACTTTACCCTTGTATATTATGAATGACAATTAATGTTGCAATTTTTTTTGTCATTTGTTTATCTCCTAATTCTTACAATTAAAATGTATATATTTTTAAACTGAGTGTCAATTGTTTTTTTTACGTTTATGCTTTTTATCGATATCCATATAAAATTTCTTTGATGCTTTCCGTGAGTCCGTATGATCAACATCATTTAATTTGATATCTATAATAGATACATGCACAAGATGCCCAGAAATCCATATTTCTTTTTTATGATCTTTTTCAAATCCACAATCTTCTAAATAAATGTCCCATGCTTTTTGAGATAAAAATAAATACCTTGGACCTATATCTGGCTCTGATAGCCTAAAGTGAGGGTCTTCAATAATTATAGGGTTACTACTAAGGGCACGCTCTCTCAATCTTTTGATTGATTCTACAGACAGACCTTCAATCATTAGGAATTATCAACAAATGATATTTGCTATCATTGAACTTATTCAATGGAGACCGATAGTCATATTGTTCTATCTTATTTAAATTTATAAAACTAAATACATTTTCTACAGAATCGAAATATAATCTTAAAACACCTGGAGGAGTAATCATTTTCTTCCCCTACTGACGCCACCCATACACGTTAAACCCTATAAACACTACATATAACGCAGCCTGTGCATATATCCCTCGTGTGAAGTCTACAGACAGCCATAGGACATTGCATAAGCCCCATACAAGGAAACCGTACTTATTTTGTCTGCTGTTCAGGTAAGTTCCAAAGATTGTCGAGGCAGTCAATAGCCATGTGAAAATTGTAAAGCTATTCATTTCTTATTTTCCCCAAGACCTTCCCCTCCTAGAACTACCTCCGAATCCATCATCATCAGAAGTGTCGCTAAAATCGTAACGTATTTTAGTTGCTTCATGTATGCTGTCAACCATAGAACTCACATTGAGCAGAACATCGTCTCCCATAAATTTGATCTTATCAGTAATGTTTTGATAAGCATCAGATCTAACTTTACGCATATTTTCCAACTCTTGCTCAGTATAACCAAAACTCCCAAAACTCATTTATCATTCTCCATCATTTATCACTTTTTTTTCTTATAGCAAACCATATCATATATAACATTAACCATATGAAAAATAACATGATCATAAGCCTATCCTCAAATCCAAACATATCCATTGTCATTCTTCCCTATCTTCTATAATCAAAAAATAAGCCTCCTGTATCGTAGGGGGATTATAGCCCTTCTCAATTAGCAGATTAAGAGCAGTTACAGCTTCCTTATCTTTCAGGAGGGATTGAACTTTTTCTTGTCGTAACTTTTTATAAAAGCGCTCATGCATTGTTTCGGGCGACATTGTCATTTCCTTCTCTTAATCCTATAATTCACCCAGAGGGCGTAAAGATTAACTTTAATGTTTTCTTTTAAAAGTGACGCCCTCTAATCTCTTATTATATTCTTTTTAATATCTCGTAGTCTAATGGACTCGCGAAGTAGTCTTTCAAGAATATCTATAATTTCTCCAAGGTCTGTTGTTAAACAATGTGCTTGTTTTTCAAGACAATGGGATTGATGGATTAATTCTTCACAAAATTCTATCTCCTGTGATTTGAACAATTCCAGATCTTCATTCATCAATCTTTCCTCCACTTATAATATTTTTATTATCAATATTCATTTTAAAATCAGGGATAGTATAATACTCATTCCCTTTCAT